TACGTTTTACGCGAAAACAAGTTGCCCAAATTAAACAAATGGCAAAAAAGAATCGTGTGAGCGTAGGTGAATTCATAAGAAGCCAAGTAATTAGAAATAAATAGAATGGCCCAGCGCAAGCCAACAGCCATTGACAGGGCTGAAATAAAATTAGTTGGTGGTAGTTATAATAAAAAAACCTTAACGATGAAATACCCGACGCCTAGGTTTATTATTTTGGGTTTTGGTCTGGAACTATACGAAAGAGATGCTCCGCCGGAAGTCATTGAATGTTCTTACAAGTTGCAAACTGACTGGTCGGAATACAAAAAGTTAAATCAATAGGATTAATATCAAAATCAAAGAAAGAACAAAATGACTAACCCAAAAATTAAGACGCATCAAATAAATAATTACCGTTACTACGAACATCCAAATCTTAAAAATGTAACGGCACCATCGGTTACTTCTGTTTTAGACATGCTTCCATCCCCCTTCTTGAGGGTCTGGAATAGCAAAATGACAGCACAAGCAGCAATGGCAAACCTTGATTACATCAATGAGTTAGCAGCAGCCGGTAATTCCAATAAAGCAATTGAATGGCTTAAGAACGCCGCATCTAGGGAGTTGGACAAAGCTGCAGACATAGGCACCCGGGTCCACGAAGCTTTAGAAAATAGAATTATCGACCCGAATCGTCCCTTTGATTCAGACTTAGCTCCATTCATTGAGAGGTTTGACATCTTCTGTAATCGTTTTGAACCAGAATGGCTACATGTTGAAAAGTCCGTCTTTTCACTAACTCATTTATATGCCGGCTCGTTTGACGCAATAGCAAGGATTAATAAGAAGACAATGATTTTAGATTTTAAAACTACTCGCTCAGGTATAAGTCCAAAAGTGGCTCTACAGTTGGCTGCGTACGCAAGAGCCGATGTGATGTTTGATGGGAACGATGAATTACCAATTCCACATATTGATGGTGCGGCAGCTCTTTGGATAAGGCCAGACAATTGGTCTTTTCAGCCATTAAGGATTGACGATGATATTTTTGAAATGTTCCTCTCTCTTCGTCGAGTTTTTGAGTGGGAGGCTAGGCACTCAAAAACAGCTATGCTTGCCCCCATGACATACAAAGGCGCATTATGAAAACAAAGGGTCAGCCAAAAGATTGGGAGACAGCAGCAGAAATAGTTACGCGCTCAATCAACGACATGACTGGCTCACACGAGTTTGCATCCATGATGGATAGCAACGCTTGCCAAAAAGTAATTTTTGAAGAATTCGAAGACATTGTTGAGTTGGTTTTTTCATCAAATTCCCAAATGGATAATGAAATTTTGCAAGAACAATTTTTCGATATCGCAATCGCTGCTTTATGTGGTTACGCCTATCAAAAAGATATTTCGCCAAAAAAGGCGAGCAAAATCGTGAGAGAAGTTGTAATCGGCAAGCAAAAGATGTACGGTCACGGGAATATCAAGCGTTTTGGTATCCCTGGCATCACGATTCGCCTAAATGACAAGTTGGAGCGTCTAAAAAATCTTCAACGTCATGGTGGGCCAGTGCTGTTTGAGCCAATTGACGACACATGGTTGGATATTTGCGGCTACGCAATTATTGCTATAATGTGGATTGAAGATTGGTTCTTACTTGAAATGAGAAACAATAAACAGGAAACATCAACGAATACAGGAGAATAAAATGAGTTCACAGGTAACGATAATTGGGAATTTGACAAAAGACCCAGAAACGAAGACAATGAAGTCAGGAGCAACCCTCACCAATATGAGTGTTGCAGTAAATAGAAGTTGGAAAAATAAAGAAGATGCTTGGGAAGAACAAACATCTTTTTTTGATGTCACAGCATGGAGCGAACTTGCCGAAAATATTGCAGCAAGTCTCAAGAAAGGCTCAAAGGTCATTGTTACTGGCCGCTTAGAGCAGCAAACTTGGGAAAAAGACGGTCAAAAGCATTCAAAAGTTGTTTTGATTGCCGAAGACTGCGGTCCATCATTGAGGAAGGCTCAAGTATCCGGGATTGTTAAAGTTGCAGGTGTTACACCAGCTGGAAAATCCAGCCAGACACGCCAGACAGCACTTGCCAGCGTTGGCGCTTTCGAAGAAGAGCCGTTCTAATCTAATTTTTCTATAGCAACAGGAACGACCTTATCTTAGGGTAAGGCGTTCCTGTTGCTATAGTTTTACAACTATGAAATTTTTGTCGTCTAATTGCGTCAAAGGCCCTAAATGATTTTAGCTTATGGAATAATTACACTCTTGGCGGCAGTAGCAATTTTTTTTGCGGGCAAAACCCTATCCCTAAGTCTTAGGGAGCGTATTGCTTTTGCTTCTTTCGTTTCTGGCTGCTACTCAATGTGCGTTGGTGCTTTTTTAATCTCTCCAGAAGTTGGATTTTTTGTACTTAGCGTTGCACTTATAGGCTCAGGCCTACTCCTCGGTTTCACTAACGGGAATTAAACATGCCATTTCTTAGGTCTTTTACTACCCACACGCAAAATGGTTTTTCGGACATTTCGGAAAAGAAAAGCTATTATCAGCCTTCTGGGTACAGCAGACCAAATACGCCATACAGAGATGGCTGGGACGTAGAAAGAGGCATAAATCAAGCTCTTGACAGAGTTGTTTGGGTTTATAAAGCCGTTTATGCAATAGCCTCAAATTCAGCAAGCTTGCCAATTGGAATGCGTGTTGGCGATTGGAGAACTGGTGAGTTCAAGTGGGATAACCCAATTCTTGAAGTTCTAAATCGGAAGGCAAACGAAAATCAAGATGCTTTCACTTTCAGGTTCATGCTTTCTTCTCAGATACTTCTTTCGCGCAAAGGTGCCTACGTTGAAATTTTGAGAAACAGACTTGGAGATATAACCGGTCTTTATCTACATCAGCCGCAATATGTATTTCCAATTCCGGACATGAAGACTTTTGTTTCGGGTTATTCAATTGAATACCCAAATCAGCCTAAAAAAGTTATAGACCCACAAAGTATTATTTGGATTAGGGTTCCACACCCAATAGACCCATATAAAGGTCAGACGCCACTTGAATCGGCTGGTTTAGCAATTGAGTATGACTACTACGCACGGGTTTTTAATCGCAACTTCATTATTAATGATGCGCGACCAGGCGGCTTGCTTGTCATTAAAGGCGAACTAGAAGACGAGCAGTCAGAAGAAATTTCTCGTCGCTTCAGGGGCTCAACCGGTTCAAATATCGGCGGCGCCGGACGAATGACTGTTATTTCGGCAGAAGATGCTGATTTTATTGACACGGCCACAAATCAAAGAGATTCTCAGTATTCAGAAGCGAGAAAAGATAATAAAGAGGAAATCCTTTTAGCCTTTGGTGTGCCGGAATCTGTTTTAGGTAATGCTGCAAATAGGACATTCGCTAATGCTGATGTTGAGCTTGAGGTTTTCTGGCGAGAAACTATGCGGCCGCATTTAACGCTTCTTGAAAGAGCTTTTGATGTTTTAGATACCGACCCAAGCACATACTTCGCTTTTGATTTATCATCTGTGGCGATTCTTAGTCGTGACGATAGAGAGCGCTCAAAGTTCCATTTAGAGGAACTTAAGCAGGGCGCTATCAGTATTGATGAATATAGAAACCTGACTGGCCGTGAGGCTGTTGGCATTGATGAATTGCTGATTCCGACAAACCTCTCTCCAGTAATGATGTCGGGTGACGGCACTGGATTACTCAATCCAAATCAAAGGCCTGGTCAGAGACCGTCTGGCGAAGAAGACCCAGCCGTGCCTAATGTTCCAAGCGGTACAAATACCCCATCTCAAGGAAGGGTTCCAACAGATAGTAATGACCCAAGCCCACGCGCTGTTTACTCCCCAGCTCTAACTCCGCTTTCGCATGAAATTGAAAGCGTGAAAGTCGAAGATTCGGGAATTAATAGGCGAGCACGACAATTGGAGCGCCTGGAAGCAAGCGTAACTCTGCAGATTGGTTCGTTTTTTAAACGCCAGCAAAGAGTGACTCATGAAAAGAGCTCATCCAAGAAGATGAAGGAAAAGTGGGAGTCCGGCGAAGCAGTATCCGTAGAAGATGTTTTGGATATCAAAATCTGGGATGCACAACTAAAGGCAGATGCAAAAACCTGGATTTCCGCAACATTCCTTGATGGCGCAATTGAGATTGCAGGGCAATCAATTGACAAGCTGGACTTAGGGGAAAAACAAATTTCGGACTTGATTGAAAATCGCGCAAAT